GACTTTGAGTCTGCGGTCTTCGGAAAATAACTTTTTAAGGAGAAAAAAATAAATGCCAAATACACTCGAATATTCAAAAATTTTCCAACCAGTCCTTGACAAGCAAATCGTGCAAGAATCAACGACAGGATGGATGGAAGTAAACAGTAAATTAGTACAATACAACGGCGGTAACGAAGTCAAATTGCCGTCTATTGTTATGGACGGACTTGCAGATTATGATCGTTCATCTGGCTATGTCGATGGGGCTGTGACACTTACATGGAACACTTACAAGCTCACACAAGACCGTGGTCGTAAATTCCAATTGGACGCTATGGATGTGGATGAAACAAACTTTGTAGCAACTGCTGGAACAGTCATGGGCGAATTCCAACGCACTTTGGTTGTACCTGAAATCGACGCTTATCGCTATTCTGCTATTGCCGCTAAAGCTATTGCAGTTGGTCAAACTCGTACTGCTGCAATCACAGACTCAAACATCTTGAAAGAACTTTTGAAAGACATTGCAACAGTAAAAGAGATTGTCGGAAATACCGCAAAACTTAAAATTACCATGTCCGAAACAATGTTGACTAATCTTGGACTTGATGACAAAGCATCTAAACGTATTTCAACGGTCGCAGTTCCGGCTGGCGAAGTGGCAACTGTTGTAACTAAAATTGACGGCCATGAAATTGTTCCGACGCAACAATCGTTGCTTCAAACTGCATTTAAATTTAACGATGGCAAGACTGGTGGACAAGAAAAAGGTGGCTTTGTGGCTGACCCATTAGCAAAAGCTATTAACTGGCTTATTGTTGCCGAAAATGCACCTATTGCAGTATCTAAAACAGACGTAGTACGTGTATTTGACCCAATGACGAACCAACGTGCGAACGCTTGGGATATGGACTACCGTAAGTACCACGACGTCTGGATTCCAAAATCAAAAGAAAAGGCAATCTTTGCCAATACAGTAGCCTAGGAGGTAGCTTATGCGTAAATTTAAACGCTTGAACGTCATCAAAGAAACAGATAGCGATTTGGTTGCTGACCGACTTATCGAAGCAGGATTCGAAGAAATCGTTGAAGGTAGTGAACCAGAAGATTTATCCCGTGATGAAGTAAAGGCTCAATTGGACGAAGCAGGCATCGAGCATGCCAAGAATGCAAAGACGGAAACATTGCTTGAAATTTTGGAAGCATCGAAGTTAGGGGAGTAGTCTACTACTCTCCTTTTTAATTGGAGGTATGTATGATTATTAGTCTAGAAGAAGCATTAAAACTTGATGCAGATGCGACACAGGAAACGTGTGATGGGCTAGAAACAATGGTCAGAAAGTTGACCAACAACAATTTTCAGTTGATTAAATTCCGCATTCGTGGTTTGCGATTATCTGGAAGCACAATCAAAGCTAGTAGCGGACGTTTGGATATATTTAAAGCTGGCGACACAATAGAAATCAATGGAACAGACTACAACAATGGTCTATACGTTGTTGAGAGTGTCTCTGATGATGCAATTACTATCCGTGGGGATTTTATCACAGAAACCAATTCAGGGGCTATAACAACGAAAGTGAGCTATCCTGCGGACGTGCTGACAGGTATCAAAAAATTGATTGCTTACGATGCAAAAATGCGAGATAAGGCCGGTATCAAATCCGAAACCGTGGCACGTTGGTCAGTGACTTACTACGATGTGACGGCTGCTGAAAGTTCGGAGGGCTATCCAGTCAGCTTGCTTGGCTTTTTGGACAAGTATAGGAAGCTGAGGTGGTCGTGATGTTAACGTTTTATCTTTTGAAAAATATAGCAAATGGCGAAAATGAACTTGGACAAGAAATCTTTGAGCATAAGAAAGTAGCTGAATTTATTGGCTATATGGATATGCTTGATGGAAATGAATCCAATGACAAGTTAGCCTATCTTGCAGACAGTACCCATGTCATCTTGACTAAGAATATGACAGTCAATGCTGAAATTGAAGACAAAATCGAAGTCAATGGAAAAACCTATGAAGTGACCTATGTTGATGATCCGGTGAATATTGGCCATCATCTGGAAATCTATATTAAAGGTGTCCACTGATGAAATTTGTAGATAATTCAGAGGCAGCCAAAAGAGAACTTGAACGTGCTGCGATTAGAGGTCTTATCAAAGCTTCGTTGTTGGTTGAGGGTCACGCTGTGCTTTTAGCACCTGTCGATAAAGGAGGCTTACGAGACAGCATTGGGTACCAGGTCAACGAGAGCGAACTGGTTGCCTATATTGGTACTAATTGCGAGTATGCAATCTATGTCGAATATGGCACTGGTGAATTTGCTGAAAAAGGAAACGGTCGTAAGGGTGGTTGGGTATATAAAACACCAAACGGTGAGGTACATTTTACTTACGGAATGTCACCACAACCATACCTACGACCAGCATTCAGGAAAAACCAAAAAGCTATAAGAGACATTTTGGCGGACTGTTTAAGAGAGTTGGGAGGGTAGATGAAAGAAGTTATCAAAACAATCTTAAAAGAGCTGAAAACTGTCCACAGTGAGAGCTACTACATCAAGAACTCTGCTAAGACTGTCAAGTATCCATATGTGGTCTTTTCGACTAGCTTGACCAGTATTGACCGTCATGCAGATGGTTGTTACCTGGATGTGGATATTTTTTGTAACAAAGGCCTAGACCAGGTCGAAATCGAAACATTATCTGAGAGCATTAAGATGCACTTGAGGCATTTTGACACAATGCTAGAGGATTGCTACATGCGAACGCAATTCCAGTCAATGCAGGCCGTGCCAACAAACCTGGACGATTTGCAACGACGGAATTTGCGTTTTTATATTAAATTAGATTGGAGAAATTAAATGGGAGTTAAAACACCAGTAAAACGTACAGGCTATACAGCTAATACGCCAAAGCATTATCTTATTAATGCGGGTGCAGTTTATAAAAACCTAACCTGGAACAAGGCAGGTGGCACTGACGGGAATGGAGTTTGGGAAGGTGAGTTGTTAGGAGCTACGTCAGGCGGTAACAAGGTCACAATCGAAACAAACTACCGTACTGTTGAAATTGACGGAGTATTTGTGCCAGCTGTCGGTCAAAAACTGCTAGAGAGCCAGACGGCTAAAATCGAAGTCAACGTTAAAGAAATCACAGCGGAAAATATCCGTTTATCTATTAACGGTAAGGTTACTGAAGCAGATGGAACTACTGCACCAACAGGGTACAAGATCGTTTCAGGAAAATCAAAACTTGAAAATGGCGATTATATCGAAAATCTCGGTATCGTAGGTACTATGTCAGGGACTAATGACCCTATTATTGTTATCATTGATAACGCTCTTTGCACGTCAGGACTTGACTTTGATACAAAAGACAACGAAGAAGCTGTTATCTCAATGACATTTGAGGCACATGCTGCTGAAGGCCAAGTTGAAAGCTTGGAATTGCCTTGCCGTATCTACTTCCCAAGTATTGTTTAGGAGGAATAAATGACTGAATCACTTAAAATGCGCGAGCTGAATGGTGGCGACATCTTTACGATGTTGTCTATCATCGGCAAACTAGACATCAAAGAAGAAGTTGTGCAGCTTATTGAACGTCAGTATGGCACAGGCTCAAAAGTTGTGGCATTATCTGACCATAAAGTGAAAAAACCTACCAAGAAAGTGCAGGAACAAGCGAGCTTGGCTATCCAGAAGCGTGGGATGGTCGTTGTGACAGACCTTGGATTTGCTGTCTTGAAGCACGTAGGAGATGCCAAGGAAGATATCAATCGTTTCTTGGCTGAATTGACAGGGACAAGTCAAAAGCAAATCGAAACGCTCAACATGTTCGACTATACCAAGTTATTGATGGAATTTGGAAAGAAGGCAGAGCTGAAGGATTTTTTCCAATCTATTGCTTCGCTATTGGCTTAGATACAAATAAGCTCATAGATATACTTTTTAAACGATATGGAAATCCAAAGACTTTGCTAGAGACACAAACTCTAAGCGAGTCTTTGGACTTTTTTATGTACTTGCTTGATGAACAGGATAAAGAAGAACTGACAGACATATGGAAGTCTAAAGACTTTGACATGACTTTATCCGACTTTATTAAGAAGCATTCTAAGAAAAGTTATATCGATAAACAAAGCAAGAAGCAACAATCTGTAGATCAAGATAAAGAAGCTATCGCTTTGGCAGAATCGATTTTGAAATTATCAAGGAAAGGAGAGTAACATATGAACATTTTTGAACTATTTGGCAAGATTGGCATCAATAACAAAGAAGCCAATAGGGCCATTGATGAAACAACAGGAAAAGCTGAAGGTGCTCATGGGAAGCTCTCTGCTATCTTTGGGAAAATAGGTCAAGTGGCTGTAAAAGCTGGTAAAGTCATGGCCACTGGGCTTGCCATCGGTGTTACTGCACTGTCTACCTTGACTGGTGTAGCTGTTAAGCACTACGCTGAGTACGAGCAGTTGGTCGGTGGTGTCGAGACACTATTTGGATCCGGCGGACAATCAATTGAAGAATATGCTGCATCTATCGGTAAGAGCGTTGAAGAAGCTAGAGGACAATTTGACCAGTTGAATAGCGCTCAGTCCGAGGTCATGAATAATGCTAAAAATGCATATAAGACTGCTGGATTATCTGCAAATGCCTACATGGAGACGGTCACGTCATTTAGTGCATCTCTTATCCAATCGGTGGGTGGAGATACCCAAAAGGCTGCCAAATTAGCCGACCAGACAATCGTTGATATGTCTGATAATGCAAACAAAATGGGCACTTCAATGGAAGCTATCCAAAATGCATATAACGGCTTTTCTAAACAAAACTACACCATGCTGGACAATCTCAAACTTGGTTTTGGTGGTACTAAAGAAGAGATGCAGAGGTTGCTTGACGAAGCTGAAAAACTAAGTGGTGTTAAGTACAATATTGACTCTTTTGCGGATATAACCGAAGCTATCCACGTCATGCAAGAGAATATGGGGATTGCCGGGACAACGTCCAAGGAAGCAGCGTCCACAATCTCTGGATCAATCGGCATGATGAAAGCTGCATGGGAGAATTTCCTAACAGGTATGGCAGACCCTGACCAAGATTTCGGAGAATTGGTTGGAGCCCTTACAGAATCAATCAGCGTAGCTCTTGGAAATATCGTTCCACGGTTAGTCCAGGCTTTGCCTCGACTTATTGAGGGCCTCGCTCAAGTCATCCAAACATTAGCTGGCTACCTCCCAGAAATAGTTGGTGCTCTCTTGCCTGGTTTGGTAGAAGGTGCAACTAAGTTACTTGTTGCACTAAGCGAGACATTACCTGGGTTATTCGACGTACTTTTTAATCAAGTATTGCCACAAGTTATCAGTGCCTTTCAAAGTTTCCTTGAAAAAGTATTTTCTGTCCCTCCTGAGTCATTTGACGGTCTGTCAACTGCTTTCGAAGCTGTTCTAGAAGTTGTAAAAGGAACAGTTGAAACAGTCGAAAATGCTGTTTCCTGGTTCCAAAAAGGTGGTCCTGCAGTTGATGTTTTGACGACTGCTATCGTTGCTATAACCTCAGCCGTAACAGCATACTTAGCTATTACAAAAGCCATGGTTGCCTACGAAATTATCAAAAATGGGGTCATCCAAGCCGGCACAGCTATACAAGCAGCATTCAACGCTGTAATGTCTGCCAACCCTATCATGATTGTCATCATTGCAATCACAGCACTTGTTGCCAGTTTGGTTTGGTTCTTCACTCAGACCGAAACGGGCAAACAAATCTGGCAAGGATTTATGGATTTCTTAGGCAGTGCTTGGAACACAATCGCAACAACCGCGCAAGCTGTCTGGACAGCCTTAGCGTCGTTCTTTAGCGGTCTATGGAGTGATATATCTTCGACTGCTCAAAGTGTCTGGAACGCTATTTTAGGTTTTTTAAGCGCACTTTGGAACGGAATACTTTCTTTAGCACAAGGATATTTTAATTTCCTTGTAGCTTTCTATTCTGGTATTTGGAACGCTATTTCTAGTACAGTCATGGCAGTTTGGAATGGCATTTCTTCCTTTCTATCTGGGTTATGGAGCAGTATTGTTAAGACAGCTTCAAGTGTATTTAGAAGTATGTCGAATACAATTTCTCGCGTTATGAACGGAATTTCTCGCACTGTTTCTAATGTCTGGAACGGTATCAAGAACACTATTTCAAATGCAATCAACGGTGCAAAGGATATTGTTTCGAATGCAATCAATGCTATTCGAGGATTATTTAACTTTGAATTTAGATGGCCTCGTATCCCCCTCCCGCACTTTAGTATTAGTGGGTCCGTAAATCCCTTAGATTGGTTAAAAGGGGGATTGCCTAAAATTGGGGTTCAATGGTATGCAAAAGGCGGTATCATGAACGCTCCAACAATGTTTGGCATGAATGGCAATAATGCCATGATTGGTGGAGAGGCTGGCCCAGAAGCTGTATTGCCGTTGAATGATAAAACTCTTGGAGGAATTGGTCGCGGAATTCTTGATGCTAGTGAATTCAGCAATGGAGAAGTTATGGCAGTCCTGTTTGAAATCCTAAGTGTACTGAAAGCCATCTACGACAAGGATGGAAGCGTGTATATCGATAGCGACAAGTTGATTGGCCATATTTGGAAAAAGCTACGTGACAAATTTGCCTTTGAAGACAATGTCGATTTAATCTTTAGAAGGGGGACTTGATGTTTTTTAAGAAATTAAAATGCGATGGTATCGCTCTAAATGATATCGTCAAAATCTCAAAGGTAATTGTTCAGCCGGTTGCAGATATCGAGAACCAATCCGATGATAACGCAGTAAGCGGAAGGACTTTTCTGCACCAGCATCGAGGAAGTAAAATAATCCAGGTTGAAGCGGTCATCCCAGAAAATGTCTTTGCGACCATTGACCGCCTGAACAAAATCTTTACGGACAAGGAATTGACACTTGAATTGGAAGAGCAACCAGACAGAGTGTATCGTGCCCGTTTTAGTAAGATGAGCACACCGACAAGCTTTGTCCGAAATGCAGATATAACCTTTGAATTTGAAGTGTTTGACGGAATAGCCAATGCAAAACACGGAAGAACATTTAATTTTGCCAAAAATGCTCAAGGCATCATGGAAGCAACCATCGTCAATGATGGCAGTAAAGCTGTACATGTTAACTATGATGTAGAATTGGCCAAGGAATCTGGGTTCCTGGGCATCGTTACCGAATATGGCGCTGCCCAGTTTGGAAAAGTTGAGGAAGTTGATGGAGTTGTGGCTGAAAAAAGCGTTATTTTATCAAGCAACAAAGCTGGAAATTTCGCCAATTGGACTGATGGAACTGTATTTTACGAGAGACAAAACAAAAAATCGGTTACTAACATGTTTGCAGACACTCAATACGGAGGCCGTCTAGGAATATTACCAGGCAGTTTTACAAACAGCGCAAACGGCAGACAATTTGGTGCTATCAAAGAGTTGGCTTTGTCAGAATCCGCTCAAAACTGGTATCTCTGGGCCAAGGCTTGGTTTGAGACTGGACAGGTTGGTCAGACGGGGGCTTGGTGTCTCGCAGTTGTGGACTCTAATAATAACTTTATTGCTGGTATGGCCATTGAAAAAACAAATACTACCCAGAATCAAGCAACTGTGCATTTTTTGCTTGGCGATGGTGCAGGTGGCAGCCGGTCAGTCCACTATATCAACTTTACCCCAAGTAAGTATATCCCACCAAATCCATATGGTGAGGATAGCAAAAATGAAAATCGAAATATGTTTGATATTCTGAAAGAGGAAGACAAAGTCACCTTTTTCTGGTATGGAAAGTATTTCGTCTTTTACGAATCAAAAATACGGTCCGTTAATGCCAATAGAATCCAGTTTTTTGTTGGCCAGTACATTGGCCGTAACACAGATGGACAATTGGTAACCAGGATGTATCTAAACGATTTTAGCTTTACCAAAATTAAAGTGCCGTACTGGAAGGACATCCCAAATCGATATAAAACTGGGAGCATTCTACAAGTTTTTGGCGAAGAAGGCAGATTGTATGTTGATAATCAGGTAGCTCTCAGCGATGAGGTTTTGGGTACTAGATATATCAAGGTGCCGCCTGGGGAGACCAAGGTACAGTTACTTGTGTCTAGCTTTTCGGAGATTAAAAGAGCAACTGCTGAAATTAAGGAGGCATTTAGCTGATGGATAATATTCGGATTGCCGTCCGTGACTCGACGGATAGCTATAATGTCGCTTTTTTTGATATTGAGGCAGGTATCAAGTTTAAAACGCCTAACTTGACAAAGTTTTTGGCCGGAAGTGCCAGTATGCTCTCTTTGAGTTTTAACTCAAAAGATATCGACACTGTCAAGACAGGATGTAAATTGTCTTTTGTCTATAAGAATAAGCCATATTGGCTTAATATCATGGATATCCAGAAAAACGGCTTTAAGATGGACTTAATTGCCTATTCATTGGTTTTGGAAATCAATAATGAGCAGAAAGGGTCCTACAAGTCAGACAAAGCCCAGTCAATCGCTGAATATGTACGAATTTTCGATCCAGAAAACTCTCTTACAATCGGCATCAATGAGGTGGCAGACAAATCAATTAAGCTTGATTGGACAGGTACGGACACTCTACTGGATAGGCTGTACTCAATCGCTAATAGTTTTGACGCAGAGTTTGAGTTTGTGACAGAAACGAATAGCGACTACTCACTGAGGCGCCATGTGCTGAATATTTACCGCAAAGGGAATCTTGGCAAAGATTTAACCGGCCAGCCTGTCAGAGTAGGAAAAGACCTCAAAGTCATTAACTACTCTGATAACATCAAAGAGCTATACAGCGCGGTGCATGCCACTGGCAAAGATGGATTGACAATTGCTGGACTTACCAAGACAGTCAACGACGATGCTGGTAAACCGCTCTATGTTACAGATGGAGCTTATCTTCGAGCCCCACAAACAAGGAATAGATTTCCGTCTGTGGGAAGAAATTCAACGGACAACTATCTACTGTTGGACCTTGGCAGCACGGAGTACGAAACTAAAGAGGCTCTATATGGCTATATGCTAGCTGAGCTGAAGAAAGCCAGTGTGCCCAAAGTATCGTACACAGCGGAAGGAAGCATGGATGGTGAGGTCGGGGACAAAATGACCCTGATAGATGATTTGCACTATGACCCGCCTCTGTATGTCCAAGGACGGATATCAGAGATGACGGAAGATATCATCACTGGTAGGGTCACAGAAACCACCTTTACGAATTACGAGCGCAAGTACAGTCAACTGTCAGATGACTTGCTCAAGCGTGTCGAAGAGCTGGCTAAGGAAGCCATGCCATATACGCTTGAATTGTCCACAAACAACGGCACAGCGTTCAAGAATGGTCTTGGCAGCAGTCTGATAACCCCGACGCTAAAAAGAGGCACAGAAGTTATTTCTGGGGCCTCTTTTGCTTGGTATGTTAACGGGGCGCTTTCAAAAACCGGTGACACTTTCGAAGTACTAGCCTCAACGGTGGAAGGCACTACCGTGATTAAAGTCGAAGCTATCATCAGGGGCCAAGTTGTAGCAAGTACAGAAGTAACCTTTACCAATGTCGACGATGGTAAAGAGGGCGCAACCGTGCAATCTATCTCAACTATGAACAAATTATCAGACACAGCTGTAGTTTCAAAGACGGGTAGTTTCAGCACGAATATGCCAAACCCTACCAAAGAGGCGCCGTACGTTGTCAGCTACCTAAAAACGACACTCACAGACGGTACAGTAGTCGAATCTGACGCTTTCATCAGTGAGACCTGGAACGATAGTTATGTTGGCAAATCTGAAATTTCCGTGACACCAGAAGGGATTGTTACATCAGCATCTAAGACAGTCAACGGCCAGACTATAGCCTCAATGATTGCCCAACGTGCTGAATGGGTCGAGATTATTGCTCAGTTCCTTAAAATTAAGGCCGACATGATTGTGGACGGAGCGATTACGGCTGACAAATTAAATGTTACTAAACTATCTTCTATCATCTCAAACCTAGGAGAAATAACCGGTGGTTCTTTGACGCTTTCAAATCACTATCCAGAAAAAACATTTACACAGGTTTTTGAATCAAATCCACCTACATATATCCAGGTAAAAATACCAGAACATGACACGATCATGGAGATTAAGGAACAGTACATCCGCTTCAAAGGTACTCCATCTTACATGCCAATTGATGCCACAACATATTCTGTACCAAACACCGTTATAAATCAAAGAGGTGTTTTCTGGACTTCTTCCGATTATAAATCGGGGTTGCCAGAGGGCAGTTCAAGCATTGAGTACATGCCGGTAGATGGTAGAGGCAAAACCGGTATCAAGGTTTCATCATCTAAAAATATTGTGCTTTCGTCGTTGAATGCAGATATTGTTTTGAAGGCTTCCAATTATACCGATTGGACGGTTTCTACAGTGAACAGGAATGTCCGATGGAAAGTTCAAGGTAATCTTGTCATTGTGGATTATGACGTCACATTTTCATCATCTGGCAATCAACAAATTGTTACTGTCCCTACAACCTATGTTCCAAAAGCTCTGATGTTGACGGCCAAGACTTGGATGGATGACAATACTAAAGACAGAAACGCTCAGCTTAATGCTGACGGTGGCTTGCATATACTTGGAGCTGAAGCCAATCGACGCTACTGTGGTCAGATAGTTTGGGCGTATTAAAAGGAGGAAAGAAATGAGATTAGAATTTCAAAGAAAATCGCTAGATTACAATTTGGATGGCAGTCTACGTGGGACTGTCGTGAC